TATAATGCTTTTGATTACTACAAAGAAAAATTAGATGTAAACTTTCTAGAGTTTACCTTGGAAGAATTAGGTTTGCCAACTGCAAATGAGTTGTATAAACAAACCTTAAAAATTGTGGATGAGATTGGTGGTATCAAAGGATGGCAAAGAGATAACAAAGAGTCAAAGAAATACAAAGGGTTTAGTATTTGTATGAATCCAAACGGTGATGAACATTTACAAGGTCCACACGCAAGTCTTGGCCATCCAGAATTAAACTGGGCTTATTCTCGAATAAATAATCCAAACCCGCCTTGGGAAACTGACAGAGATACTTATTATGACACATATGGATTTTCCACAGTTCATCCAGTAGTCAAAAAACATTATGGTAAACTTTTAGATAGTGTAGATTTACTACCAACAAGATCAAGAGTTATGTGGGCTTATCCTGGCCACGAACAGTCTTGGCATATAGATGAAGTTTTGTGGAGTGCGATAAGATTTAATATTCCACTGGTTACAGAACCATCTTATATTTTAGAGATTGATGGAACAGATGACTATGACAATTCTTTGACACTAACAAAACATTTAGAAGTGGGTAAAGCTTATATGTGGAATACAAGAATAAAACATAGAGTTAGGGATACTGGTGGTGGAACTAAACCAAGAATTCACATTGTTGCTGCATTCATTCCTTGGTTTGAAAAAGACGGCATTGATTGGAAACCGAATAAATACTTTGGAGTACAACCTATGGACATGATAAAATCAAAAATGATTTTTCCTTACGCACCATGAAGATATTTGCAGTTAGAATAGGCGAAAAGTATGGGCCCGAATATGAAACATACTTAGAGAAAAAACTTTCGGACTACGAGATGGTTTGGATTCGAGAACCATATAATCCAGAAGTTGTACTTCAATGGAATAAGATGTATGCCATGAATACGGGCATTGATGAGCCTGTTTGTGTTATTGATATTGACATGTTACTTATTAATGACTACAAGAAAATATTTGAATTTCCTATTGAACGTGGTGAATTTGCTGCAATGCCTGGGTGGTGGAGAGATACAGATAAAGAAGGATATCAAATCAATGGAGGGTTTTTTAAATATTACCCTACGGACTGCCAGTATATCTATGATAAATTTATGAAAGATTATAAACACTGGCAGAGTTATTATATCTTGAATGGAACAACAAACGGGCCTGTTAATGGAGAACAGTATTTTGTTGAGGATTCTGTTAAGGAGAAATTAAAGTTAAAAGTTCTTCCCCCTGAGTGGTTTACTCGTTGGGTAACAGGGGAAGACATTATATACGGTAAGAGTATAATGAAGTTTAACGTTCAGCTAACAAGAAAATATAGAAAAATAACTGGTAATGATTATGTATTTTTAGGAGATGAGTTTCATCCTGACATAAAATGCGTCCACTTTTCTCATAGATTTAATAAACCACATGAGTGGAAGGGGTTTAAAAATTATGTATAAAGTTGAAGAGATAGAGTGGGAAGATATTAAAGAAGTATGGGAACAACATTTATGGCCAGAAAAGAAAGGTGGAGTGAAACAAACTAATAATTGGACACTAACGATGGAGCCGTATTTATTCACAACCGTATTAAAGAAGGGGGGGATACCAAAGTCAGAAAACACAATCCCACAGTTCTTTGGTATTAGAATTAATAAAGAGCTAGTTTGTGTTAACAGCTGCTTTATAACTTCATCTAGTCATCCATTTAGCTATAAGGAAGATCGTTATTGGCGTTCTAGAGGTCTTTGGACTTCTCCTAATCATCGACGAAAAGGTCTTTCATTTAAAATTCTAACTCATACATCTGAGTTTGTAAGTAAACGTGGAGCAACTTGGTTGTGGACGGTTCCAAGACAATCAGCTCTTCCTGCTTACGAAAAGGTAGGTTTTGTTAAAAAAAGTGATTGGTTTGATGATGGACAGTATGGACCCAATTGTGTGGCATCTAAATACTTATAAATATAGGACAAAGGAGTGACATAATGGCAATCCCAACAACAAGAGAAACATTTAAATTCTACTGTCTTAGGTCACTTGGGCATGGTGTAATTGATATTAACGTATCAGAAGATCAGATTGATGACCGTATTGATGAAGCTCTTCAGTATTTTGCAGAATATCATTACGATGGAATTGAAAGAGTATACCTTAAACATCAAATTACACAAGATGAAATTGATAGAGCAAAAACAAATCTTAGTTCATCTGCAACAGATACCGTTGATGATTCTGTATCTGCTACATGGTTAGATGGTGCAGGGTATATTCCTACACCAGATGCAGTTATTTCCGTTGTACAAGTATTTCCTTTCACAGACAGTACTGGCGGCGATATGTTTGATATTAGATATCAGCTCCGACTGAATGACCTATACGATTTTTCGTCATCCTCTATTATGGAATATCAGATGACACTTCAACACCTAGACTTTTTAGAACACATCCTTGTAGGTGAAATTCCAATTCGTTTCAATCAACATCAACAGAGACTTTATCTAGATATGGATTGGAGTAATTCTGTTAGTGTAGGTGAATATATAATTATTGAATGTTATAGAAAGCTTGATCCAACACAATTCCCAGACATTTTCAACGACATGTATCTTAAAAAATATACATCAGCTCTTATTAAAAGACAATGGGGAGCAAACCTATCTAAGTTTAGTGGAGTAGAAATGCTTGGTGGAGTTACAATGAATGGTGCAGATATTTTCTCTCAAGCTTTAGATGAAATTACTAAGTTGGAGGATCAGATTCAATTGCACTTTGAATTGCCTGTTAATGGTATGATAGGATAGTCTCATGGCAGTAAATTCAGCATTCCACACGAACAATGTTGCTGCTCTCGCAACTGAACAAAATCTTTATAAAAACTTGATTGCTGAAGTAATCCAGATTTATGGGCATGATGTTCATTATATTGATAGAACACTTGTTGCAGAAGACAACATGTTTGGAGAGGACACACTTTCTAAATTTAGGAACTCTGCAAAAATTGAAATGTATGTTGAGGACACTAGTGGTGGGTATGCTGGTGAGAAAGAACTTATGTCTAAATTTGGATTGGAAAATCTGAGTGAGATTACATTTGTAGTTGCAAAACATAGATTTCAAGAATTAACAAAACAATTCACTATTGAAGACGCAACAGATACAGCTTCGGGTGGTTCTATTCTCATGGAGACTGCAACTATAAGCCAGACAGGAAATTCTGTTGTATTTGAAGGAACTGATTTTTATCTTCTTAACGAAACTGATGCAACAGATTCAGATAGGCCATTAGAAGGTGATTTAGTTTTTCACCCAATACTTAAAAAATTGTTTCAAGTTAATTTTGTAGATCATGATGCCCCGTTCAATCAATTAGATAATAATCCAGTTTACAAATTACAGTGTCGCACATTCGATTACAGTTCGGAAGCTTTGGATACTGGTATTTCAGCTATTGATGCAATTGAAGATGCGTTGTCTGTAGATACGTTATTATATCAAGTTACATTGGAACAGTCTTCGTCTGTTAATGAAACTATTCGTATACATGATACATTCACAACTAGAGGCCTGTTGTTACAGGAACAAGAGAATTCACCCTTCTCAAATGTGTTTGATAACATAATATTTGAGGATGACTCAACTTCAGTTGGTGAGAGCTTATTACTTGAAACTGGTGAGTGGTTGTTACAAGAAGACTATATAATAGGAGAAGGTAGTAGATTATCTACTGACGTTGATCCGTCAGCTCAAAATGAGTTATTCGATAGACTAGATGATACAGTTTTAGATTTTACAGAATCTAATCCATTTGGTGATGCAGGGAGTTTAGGTTAATGTTAGGTACACAATATTATCATGAGACAATCAGAAAAGTGGTTGTCGCATTTGGTACAATGTTTAATAATATATCATTAGTTCGTAAAGACAGCGATGGTAAAGTAGTTCAGTCTATGAAGGTGCCATTAGCATATGGGCCTCGGCAAAAGTTTTTGGTTCGACTAGCTGAAGACCCTGACTTGACAAAACAAGTTGCAGTAACTCTACCTAGAATTGGTTTTGAGATTAACGGTCTTACCTATGATTCTACTAGAAAACTAAATCGTATTCAAAAATTCAAAAAGACTAAGAGTGGAAATTCTAAGCAACTTGAAACACAGTATATGCCTGTTCCATATAATGTTGGATTTGAGTTATATGTTCTTGCAAAAAATTCTGATGATGCTTTGCAGATTGTTGAACAAATTTTACCATACTTCCAACCTGAGTATACTCTTACTCTTAATGATATGGCGGAGATGGGAATTAAACGAGATGTTCCTATCGTATTAAATAGTATATCATATGAAGACGATTATGCTGGAGATTTTACATCCAGACGAGCTTTGATCTATACTTTAAGTTTCACTGCAAAATTCTATCTATATGGCCCAGTTACTTCGCAGTCAATTATTAAGACTGTACAAGTTGATCAGTTTACAGATATTAAGACAAATATTCCTACACGGGAACAGAGGCTTGTTGTTACACCCAATCCTAGTACAGCTGATGCTGATGATGACTTTGGATTTAATGAAACAACTTCATTCTTCCAAGGAGTGGATGAGTAGTGTGTATGATGAACGTAAGTCTATCAATATAGAAACATCTATTAGATGCAACCTAGAATGCCCTAAATGTGAAAGAAAATATTTACTGGCAAATAATTTACCATTTTTAGGTGGTGATATGTCGGTATCTGACTTTGAAAAGGTTGTAGAATATTATGATAGCATACATCTTATAGGAAACATTTCTGATCCTATTTTTGCTACAAATTTAATAGACTTTCTCAAACTAACTTATGAAAAAAATAAAAAGACTATCTTGCACACTGCTGCATCACACAAATCTTCAACTAGGTACACAGAAGCATTTAAGGCTAACGTAAATGCAAAGTGGATTTTTGGTATTGATGGACTTCCACAAGACAGTCATAAATATAGAATAAACCAAGACGGTAAACATTTGTTTGATATGATGAAACTTGCATTAAACTATGGGTTAACTCCTGTGTGGAAATATATTGTTTTTAAATACAATCAAAATGATATTGCCGAGGCAAGAGCTTTGGCAAAACATAATGGAATAAAATTTAAACCAGTAATGTCAAGTAGGTGGGGTGAGTCGTATAGATATGGTGAGTGGCAAGATGAGATGTGGGATAAATTTTTATTTGAACCCCGTGCTGTGTATGTCATGGGCAGAGGGATCGTATCTCCGATGAGCGACAGCCTCATCAACGATAATAAAGAATGACACTTAATCCCCGTTGTCTTAGAGAAAATGGAAACGATGTATTTTTTTGTGCCACAGGTCATCTGCTACCATGCTGTGGTTTACAAAGAACTCGTTCTGAAGAAGAAGAAAAAGAGATATCTCGATTCTATAAGGACAGTATGAAGGTTAGTAATGTAGAAAGGATTGAAGATATTGTCGAAGGAGAAGAATGGCAATCTTGGTTTGACACACTTATAAATAATCCAGAACAAGCTCCTAATATATGTAAGAGGTATTGTGACGATGAGTAATGAAATTGATAAGGCCTTAGGTGTGGTCGAAAGTCTTCCTAAAAAAATTATTAAACAAGAAGTAGTATCCTCATCTCAAGAAGATTGGGGTGATACGAATGAGCATGTGGAGAAAGATTATGAATACCAAAGACAAAACTTCTACAATTTGGTCGAAAAAGGAACGGATGCAGTGGAAGGCATATTGGAGCTCGCCAAAGAATCGGACCATCCACGAGCATACGAAGTTGCCGGTAACCTTATCAAACAAGTTGCTGAAGTTACTGAAAAACTTGGTGACTTACAAGAGAAAATGAGAAAACTAAAAGAGGTGCCTAACAACGCACCAAAGAGTGTGACAAACGCATTATTTGTTGGAAGTACTGCTGAATTGCAAAAGATGTTAAAGGAAAAATAAAGGATTGTTATGATTGAATTAATGATGGTTGTGATTTACACAATGGCTATATGGGTTATGACCTACCTATTTTCAAAAGGTTATAATACTACAGATAAATTTTTAGTTGCTAATCGTGATATCGGAACGGTATCGGGAGGGTTAAGTATTGCAGCGACATGGATATGGGCGCCTGCTTTATTTGTGAGTGCAACAAAAGCATATACTGATGGGATACCTGGCTTATTTTGGTTTACAGTTCCAAACGTTCTTTGTTTGGTTCTGTTTGCATACTTTGCTTCTTATCTAAGGGAGTTAGTTCCAGAAGGATTTACTCTTAGTGGATACATTCGTGACAAGGTGAGTCCTAGAGTACAAAAACTCTATTGGGGAGAGATGGGTTACTTGACTATTAGTGCATTTGCAATTCAACTGCTTGCTGGTGGTATGCTGATGCACAAGATGACAGGTGTTGACTTTACACTCATAACCGTAATCATGGCTGCTATTGCACTTAGTTATAGTTTGTTTAGTGGAATCAAGGGGTCTATTGTAACTGATTGGGTACAGATGGTAATCATTGCTGTTATGTGCCTTACATTGGTTCCTTGGGCAGTATCAGAAGGTGGTGGTTGGGAAACCGTTGCTAAGGGTGCGACAGGAAGTGTTTTTGACTTGGATGTTTTTCTGTCCTTTGGTATTGCTGTTAGTATCGGTCTACTTGCTGGACCGTTTGGCGATCAGATGTTCTATCAAAGAGCATTTAGTATTAAAAAAGAAAAGTTAAAAAAATCATTCTTTTTAGGAGCTGCAATTTTTGCTATCGTGCCTATCAGTATGGGTATTCTAGGATTTATTGCTACTGGTCTGGATATGAAGGTTGCAGCTGGCTTGGTCAACTACGAGGTAATTAAAGAGCTGTTGCCTGTGTGGGCAGTCTATCCTTTCTTATTTGCAGTTATGTGTGGACTTCTATCTACATGTGATTCTGCAATGTGTGCTGTAAGTAGTCTTGCAGCTAAAGATTGGTTTCCTACTTCAGAAATAACTGGTGCTAGAGTTGCTATGGTTGCTCTTGCTGTTCTTGCGGTTGGAATTGCAAATACGCCGGGACTTGCAGTAGTACATCTGTTCTTATTTCATTCTGCATTTAGAGCATGTACACTTCTTCCTACAGTGCAGGCTGTTCTTTATGATGATATTTATGAACCATCAATGTTTTGGGGAATTATTGCATCTCTTATATTAGGATTACCACTGTTCTGTTATGGAATGTTATTCGGTGGCGGTTGGATGTTTATTGCGCCTGGCGCAATTATTACAGCTGGTGCAAGTGGTCTGATTGTTTATGTGGGGAGGAAACTTGCGAATGACCGCACTAACGTTGCCAGGTAATCCTTATGTTCCAATTGAGGAATTTCCAGAGAGCTCTCGACATTTATCTTCATTTGATAAGAAATATTCAAATATGATGCCGAAAAGATCGGGAATTCTTATTGACAGAAGTAAGACGATTGATTTCTATAATGGGTCGTTAGATTTTCCAAATACAACTCCCATTCCTAAAATAACTACATCATTGTCCATAGAGGAATGTATAGAGGAGAGTGTATTTAAATTATGTGAAATTGCTAAAAATAAAAGAATCTATATTCTTTGGAGTGGTGGCATTGATAGTTCCGCTGCTCTTTTAGGTATTTGGAAATATGGAAAGATATTATTTGATAATAATAAAGTAAGCTTATTACATAGTCGCAGCAGTGTGCGAGAAAGTCCTTTTTTATATGATTGGATTGTAAGAAATAAAATATTAACTGAAGAAGTTGGGTCAGTAACAAAGTTTATTAAAGACCAACCCCAAGGCTCTTCCGACACCAATGATAAAAGTAACATCTATGTCACAGGGGAGATCGGCGATCAGATTATGGGCAATTTTCATAATTTATCATCTTTTCCAAATTTGAACGATGAGGAAAACCTTTTAAGTAAGGATATATTTTCTTTCCTAAAACCAATTCAAGACAAAGAAAAAAAAGAAGCTTGGAGTTCAGTTGCCCATTTATTATATGATAATCGTAAAACAGAGATTGAAACAGTATTTGACATGTTATCGTGGTTCACCTTTACCTGTAAATACGAACATCCAAAATATAGATTTTGGTTGGCAGCTGCCAGAAGGATACCCACATACAATTTTTTTGATACAGACGAATTTCAAAATTGGTCTATGAATAATAATTGGAAAGAAAAGTGTAATGGTAATTGGTGGACGCATTATAAGATGCCATTGAAAAAATTTATATATGATATCACTGGAAGTGAATATGCACTAACAATGTATAAACAATCGAGTCTAATACAAGATCACAGTGATGAAATAATACAAGAGCGTCGATTTCGTTACATTGATGAGAATTTTGAAGTGAGGAGCATCTTTGAATGAAAGTAAAATATAATGCTCCACATATTTTTGAGGTAGCGCCGCCGTTGCACCATGTAGGTCAATTAGTTCAATCATATACGACTGTAGATAGAACTGGTAAGTTTAATACTTTTGATATGATGTATGATGAAATTCCAACTGTAGGAAAATTCAATAAGTCTTGGGAAGAGTGTTGCATGGATGCAGCCAAAGAACTATGGAAATTAGGAAAACCCATAGAACTATTTTGGAGCGGTGGAATTGACAGCAGCGGAGCTTTGATAGCACTATTAGAAACTAAATCTGATTCTGATGTATTGAATATTAGATACACGCAAGATTCTATAGATGAGTTTCCTCTGATGTGGGAGAAATTAGTAAAACACAGAAATGATCCTCTTCCACATAAAGAAATGTTGGTTGATACTTTATTTGAGAATCATGATATCATAAAAGTTACAGGTGAGTGTGGTGACCAGTTATTCGGTAGTGATGCCTTACATGCAAACTTAGATAAACATGCAGATGATTGGGAGAATATTTTTTCTTGGTCTAATAATAACTTATTTAATATAAAATCTGATACGCCAGTGGATACACAAGAAAATTACGAATATAAAAAAAATCAGTTAGCTAAAGTTTTATTTGAACATGTGGACTACTCGCCAGTTGAAATAAAAACAATATTTGATTTATTTTGGTGGTGTAATTTTTGCTTTAAGTGGCAAGATGTAGATAGTCGTATGATTTTTACGTTTTCTACTACAGCAGATTGGAAGTCCACGATAAGTTTTTTTAACACTGAGGATTTTCAGAGATGGTCTATAACTAACCACGATATAAAACATGGGGGTACTTGGGAGACATATAAACAACCGGCTAAGGAATATATCAACAAATACATTAAAGATGAAACTTATAGAAAAAGTAAAACAAAAGAACCCTCATTAATTAAAATTTTGGCTGGATCAATTGATATAGAATATAATTATGAATATAGACAGATGCGGAGAAAAAGGCCTAATATAATTAAGTTAGTATTAGAGGATGGTAGATATTGGAGGAATAGTGATAAAATTCCACAGGAGGTTTACGAATCATGCCTAAAAATTTAAATGAACATTTCTATTTAACCTAAATAAATCATGGTAGAACAATCAGTATATCTAGGAAATCCTAACCTCAAAAGAGCCAATGTTGCTCAGTCGTGGACAAAGGAAGAACTTAAAGAGTATCAACGTTGTATGGCAGACCCACAGTATTTTGTGGAAAACTATATTATGATTGTATCTTTGGATGAAGGTCTAGTACCTTTTAAACTCTATGATTTTCAGAAGGAAATGATAGGAACGTTTCATCAGAATCGTTTTACTATATGTAAGCTTCCTAGACAGTCTGGAAAATCTACTACTATTATTGCATATTTACTTCATTATGTTTTGTTTAATCCTAGTGTGAATGTGGCTATCCTTGCCAATAAGGCTGCTACTGCAAGGGACTTACTTGGGAGACTTCAACTCGCATATGAACACTTACCCAAGTGGTTACAACAAGGCGTTATGTCTTGGAACAAAGGCAGCTTGGAGTTAGAAAATGGTAGTAAAATACTCGCATCTTCTACTTCTGCAAGCGCTGTTCGTGGTGG